GCACCACCTAAGCCAAGTAAGCCATTGCCGGGCATATAACTATCGCCCCATCCACAACCTGCACCACCAGTAGATTGCAATTGTCTAGGAGCCACCCCTGATGTGATCCAACAAATACCACCATCACCAAAAATTGATGCAGAACCACCCCCATTTGCATTGATTCCTGCATTTGATGTTCCACCAGTCCAATTTATATCTCCACCAGAACCTGTTCCACCAGTGCTAGTTGACCCACTTGCAGATGTACCACCTGTAGCAGAAACATAAGACCCAACTGAAGATGTACCACCTGTTGTAACTCCACTAGTTCCACCAAGTCCAACTGTTACGGCTATAGAAGTTACACCAGTGAGGTCATAGATTGCTTTCATAGCAAACCCACCACCTGCTCCTGTTCCATATCCACCACCACCCCAAACTCTTGCTCTCACAGCACCGACTCCGGGGGGCACCGTCCATGTATAAGTTTGAGTAGTTGTATACCCTGCGTAAATACGAACTTGGCCTGTACCAAATACACCAGAAATAGGGTTGTAAGCTGTGCTAATTATTTGATTTTTCATGTTACCACTCCACGATCACAAGTCCGGGGCCACCACTAGCACCTGCTGAACCCCCTCCTGCAGGAAATCCACCACCACCATTTGCTCCTGCACCACCCCCATTAACTCCATTCTGGTAGTAAGCACCTCCACCACCAGTAGCAATAAAGTCAATAGAAAAAGTTGGACTTAATCCAGATGTAGGGTTCATGTTGTTATTTGATTCAGTACCTGCGTTATTGAAATACCCACCATTACCTAAAATTCCATTACCACCAAAAGATCCAGTCGTACTTGAGTTTTGACCTCCACCAGAACATCCATTGTATGCACCAGTAGAAGTTTTAGCATCGCCACCATTACCAAAAAGCCCTGCGGCTCCCCCACCACTAGAAGCTGTACCTCCACCTATGCCTCCAGTGTAATTGATGTCGCCACCTACTCCTGCTCCTCCTGTAGCACCTTGATTTTGACCACCAGTGGCTGATACATAAGACCCAAAAGATGATGTTCCACCATAAACAGTTGATGCACCACCACCTAATGCAGTGCCACCAACAGTGATTGCTACTGATGTTACTCCAGTCAAATCATAGATAGCTTTCATGGCGAAACCGCCCCCACCACCACCATAGCTACCACCTCCACCCCAAAGTCGTACTCTTACTGCCCCAACGCCGGGTGGTACTGTCCAAGTAACACTTCTATTAGCAGTATAAGAACCTGAATAGAATGCAACCTGCCCAGTCCCAAACACGCCTGTGATTGGATTGAATAACGTAGGTTGAATGGGTACTGACATTATGTGTTCCCTGTGATGATGATGTTTTGACCATTAGCAATACCTCTAACACCCTGTACTGCTTGACCTGTTGAATCAAACGCAACTGAACCTGTTGAAGGATAGTTAGAGTTAAGCTTTGCAAAGCCACTTGTTTGTATCTGTCCTGTACCACCTGCTGATGCAGGAGTAACTGCAACACCTGCCAATATCATTCCTGTTACTGCAGGGCTAGTAGCTGTTGTAGCTATTGGATAAATAGGTATACCCGATGACGGCGTAGAACTTGAAACTGTAGCAAAGTCTACTCCTGATATTCCAACTATGATGGAAAAAGTTGGGTAGTTACTAGCGTTTAAATAAGCCAATGCAAAATTGTAACCATATGCAGGTGTGATGGTCATTGCGGCACCACTACTACCTGTTTGTGGAACAATAGATGCAGATAAAGCAGTACTACCTAAAGATGAATAACCATAACCATATCTCAAATAAGTAGTTCCTGAGCTAACATTAACTTCGACAAAAGTACCTTGAGATGTTACCCCTATTGCAAAATTATTGTATGCATATGCTGTTGTTGCATTAGCAGTTACAATATTATTTAAATTAGACAACCCATCAGAAAAAACTTGTGCATTACCTATTTGAGAAGAACTGTTTATATAAGGCAAATAAAAGAAACCATTAGGACTTGATACACCTCTTATAGTAGTAAGGGTATAGTGAACAGTAGAAAAAGTTGAATTACCTAAATATGTCCATGAAGTTGAAGTTGTCGCATAGTACATATAATATGACATAACATTAGAAGAAGTTACATATGTTATAAATATCGTGCTATTTGAGTTAGCAATAACATTTACATTGTATACGTTTGAACCACTAATGTTTCCACTAAAAAATACATTTGACAAACTACTATCAAATACTTTGAATGCAGATTGACCAGTACCACTTATTTGGTAACCTAAAACAAATCTATCATTAGGCATTGTACTTATACTGACTGCATAATTATTATAAGGAGTCGTATAACAAGTTTGATTAACAGTTGAGCCTACTTGAGTATATGAACTTGAAAATACAACTATATTTATACTACTTGTGTTAGAAGTTGGTATATAAGTAATTACAAATTTACCACTAGTTAAGGCGCAAATTTGAATTGAACCAAGACTTGAACCACTCCATACATTTGTAGATATTAGTGTGTCTTGTCGCACAAAAACACCTGTTGGGCTGTATGTATAACCAATTATTTGCCCACTAAGATAAACAATAAATAATAAATTACCATTAGCCAATGTGGTAGAACACATATCTTGGCATGATGAAGATGTAATTACTGTTGGAGCAACAGTCAATGTTCCGACTGTTGCATTACCTGTATAAGAACCACCTGCTGAAGTATAAGTTAATTCTGTAGGTGTTGTACCGCTTGCTGACCATGCAGATGGGGCAATTGATGCAGTGCCAAATGATTGAGTTGTTGATACTGAAATAACTGGTGCCCATGTTGTTTCATTGATTTGAACAGCATTTTGCCCACTAGCGTAAGTGTCGTTATAACTACCAGATGGGTAAAAAATATAAAAATACCCACTTGTTTCAACAATTGAATATGTAAATGAACTAACACCAATTCCTGCAGTACCTGATACTGATCTAGGAATTGCTTGTGTTGATGCTGTACCAGATTTTGTTAAACTAATACAAGTACCAGAAGAATTGAATACGGAGTAGCAAAGACAATGCCCACCACTAGTAATAAAATTAGTGCTTCCTACAATTACAAAATTTCCAGATGCTAATGCTTCAATTCTTTGATAAGGTTGTGATAATCCATAAGTATAACCATAGTTTGAACTTGGTATATAAAATTCTGACCCTAAAGTATTTCCTGTTGGTAAAAATCTAAAAAATGATGTGAAATAAGAAGATGGGTTATATGCAGCATAACCAAGCACAAATGTTGTACCATCAGACAAACAAGTACAAGAGACACTATTTATTACAGTACTAGGATTAGCATTTGTTGATACAAATGTTGTTGAAGAAACTATTGCTGTACCAGTGGCACTATAAATAGCATAATTTATAGTAGCCGCTGACGTTGTTGGGTATGCTACTAACCAAGAACTATCACTTCTTACGGCAATGTCAGCTAAATTTGATACACTAGCACATGCGGGAGAACTTAAAGTTATCCATGCAAATACACCTGTAGCTGTAGCAGTATATGCTCTTATAGAAACATAGGAGCCATTTTGGCAACATATAAGAAATCCACCATTAGGCATTGCCTTCATAGCTGATGTATATGTGTTTTGATAATATGTTGCTGTAATTGTTGAATCTACAAATGGCGCAGTCGTTACTGTTCCAGTATTTGTGTAAACAGCTATCATAGGGCCAGAACCATATCCTGTGCTTTGCCACATCATAGCAAACCCACCACCACTTAGTGCTACAACCGAAATGTATGGATTACTTGAGGAATATGCACTATTCGTACTAACTTGTGTTGGGCCATACAACACACTTGTCATTGTTGAGTTAACAATTTGAAAATATATATAAGAATTGCTTGGATTTGAATAAACTTGAACAATATTCCCACTTGTTAATTTAGCGGCATATTGTGCATAACTACATCCAGTACCTGCACCAGTAGCACCACTTGCAGAAAAAATAGGTGATCCCTGTAATCCACCATATATAGGCTGAGAACTTGTTAAATTAAATGTGGCTGTGGAAGGAGGGGTTGCTACAGAACCATTGCCATAAGAACCATTGGCATAATAAACCAAGTCACCTGCATTAAAGCCTGTGGATGTAGGAACTTCAACGATTGTTGGTGTATTTGAAGATGTAGTTAGATTGCGTGACATGATTATCCTTCGTATCCATAGACGTTGACACTGATTGCGCTTGCTACAGTAGCAGAGACAACCACATACTTACCTGATGTTGCTACGATACCCCCACGGTCTAGGACTCCGTTGCCGGGGATCACCGTCTGGTACTCCAAATACTCACTCGTTGTAGGTACTGTAGCAGATGCTGAAATTGAAAGGTTAACAGCAACAGGATAACCAGTGATGTTCACAAGCTCTACGTTAAAGACGCTTGGTGTTGCACCTACCGTATAGTACGATGCAGGTGATGTTGTTGCTAATCCTTGACCTAGTGTTCCTGATGCCATGATCTATCCTCTTAAAATTGTGCCATGTAATAGACTTTTGCAGTCGTTGGGCCTGTTGCAGTACCATTGATCGTAATGTTACCTGCTACGTTTGTAATGCTAATACCTGTTCCTGCTGTCAACGTAGTCCACAATGGTGCTGAACCAGTACCCTGAGTGACTAACAAGTTACCTGCTGTACCATATGACCCATTGAACGCAACAGCATTTGTTGGGCTAAGAATCATCGTATCAGCAGAATTGTCGTTGGTCACCAACCTCAAGTAATTAGCACTCTTGGTACCAATTACCAAGTCACTGGTTGCAGAATATAAATAAACTACATTAGGTTGTTGGAAACTACCAATTCCACTATATGTGGAAGAGTTCATTCCAAAGTCACCATAGTATGCAATAGCAGTACCATTGTTGTTTGAAACAATGAAGTCTACTGATGCACTTGAACCACTATTGGTGTTTTGAATGATCTTCTGAGCGTAGTTATTTACGCTAGTTGCATAAGAACTAAAGATGTTTACGTCAGAATAGCTCAAAGTACCATAGCTAATAGCACCTGTACTAGCAGAAGGTGTAATCGAGCCATTGGCAATTAGATTGGCACCAGTCACGCTAGTTGTGGCTGTAACTGAAGTCCCTGCTGTAACCGTAGTTGTTGAAGCTACCGTATTCCCACTCAGTGCAGATGTTGCAGTAATATTGGGGGAAGAAAGGGTAGTAGTTCCTGCTGTAAACGTGAAATTAGCATTAAAGGTGGTAACACCAGAAGCACTTTGGAAAGGAACTTGATTAGTACCACCACCTGCAATATTGGTAGCTGAAGTAGCAGGAGGAGCACTAGCCCAAGCAAATCCAGAACCTGTATAGCTAAGAACATAGCCAACTTGTGCTCCAGTAGGTGCAGTTACAAAGCTTGTAGTTCCTGATCCTGACTGGTAAACAATTTGATTGGATGCTCCACCTGCTATGTTTGTAGAGGTAGTTGCTGTAGTGGCTGTGGTAGCTGAACCTGCACTTGTTGCGAATGTCGCAGAGGCCGCAGTCCCTACCGATAGACTAGACTGGCTCACATACTGTGGAGTAGTGCCAGAAGATGTTAAAACGTAGTCTGTGGCACCAATAGGCAAAGATGTAGGAGCAGTACCATTGGAGTAAACAATCGAGCCTGCAGATCCTATGGAGGCTGAGGCAGGTGCTGTTCCTGTTGAATAGAGCAAAGAACCTGCACTACCGATTGGGGCATATGCAGGTAATGTACCATTTGAGTAGAGCAATGAGCCTGCTGTGCCAATAGGAAGATATGCAGTTACTCCAGTTGCACTTTGATAGACAACTGTACCTGTAGAACCACCGGGCAAGTTACCAGTCGAAATAGCAGAACTAGCAAGAACCGTCACCACTCCACCAGTGGTTTTGTAGTACAACTTACCATCTGTTGTGTTAAGAGCAAGCTCACCTAAAACAAGATTACTTGATGAAGGTGCAGTACTAGCAGTCGTGCTGTAGTAGAGTTGAATAGGTGTTCCAACTGATGGTTGTGCCATGATCTATGTCCTATTTGTACACATATCCATTATAAGGAATTTGTGAGCCACTGAGGTTATTTAAATCGTCATCAGGACGAGGAAAACGAATGTTAATGCGTTCGGTCTGCCGAGCCGCTAATCTGTAGGGATCGATGTTATCTGCACAGCCTTCGTTGCAGACTTGGAGACCGGGGAAGTTCGGATCGCTCCTCATCACCGAGTGAGCACGCTTCATCTTGCACCTATCGCAAATTGCAATAGATAATGTTGAATTGCCAAGGGTGTCTAAGAAGATTCCCATGATTACCTCGTATAAACGCTGATGTTTGGCGCAAAGTACTCAGGACTTTTATCCCTTTCTTCTTGCTCGACATCGTAGAGGAACTTGTCAGCCATTTTCTCTAAGTAGCCAACCCTTCCCATGTCCACTGCAGGCAATTCCAAGCTCATTCTGTGAGCTAACATGAAAATAGTCGCTTCATACCATCTTTGAGGGATGGCTAACTGACCAGAAAGTGCTCCAACGTCCTGAATGTAGGCTGAATACCATACAGTCATCTGGACAAACGAGTTAGAAGGGACAGGCCAAAGAGCCAAAGTAGGCTGATTGATCGTTCTCTCAAAGTAAAACTGGAAAGGTTGGTTAGCAGTGAAGTTTTTGTTAGGTAAATTGGTGTAATCGTCCCTATTTAGCCTAGACATTTGGATTTCACGACTGTTATTGCCCAAATACCACTCTCTGAGAGCGAGGGTAGTGCCTCCAAAGGCTTGAATTCGGTAGTAAATGACGTTTGATCCGGGGTCTATATTAGTCCAAATCCACTGTCTATCAGTAACAGTCACCCCAGTCGCTGTGTATAGCGTTGTCCAAGTCACGCCATCAGGCGAACTTTGCAAATAGTAGCTCCAAGTAGCACTTCCACCACCTGCAATGTAGGGCATGATGCCTATAGAACCAATGTATTGAGGGTTGTTGGCACCATAATTGACAACAAAATTGCCATTTGCACTGGTCTGTTGGGCGTATGTATCGACATTATTGTCATACAAGTTGGCAACTGTACCACCTGCACTTGTTGAATAGGAGCCTGTAGGTTGCGCCATTTGCCTATAAAGCACGTTCAGAGCATCGGTGGCACTAGCAGGTAGGGTGTACTCAAATTGGTTCGCATTCAGCCCTATGACGATCTCATTGATGGCAAAGTATTGGATGCCACGGTTCATCATGTGGGAGAGGAGGAAGTAGAGGTTCTCACGAGCGGCTAACTGCTGTTCAGAACTCAACTCCTCAGCTAACTTCCCACACCTACGCACAGCGTGATCAATGACTGTCTGAACGCTGACAACTGTCTGACTAGTTGTTCCTGAAAATGCCATGTGTTTTCCTTACCAACCGGGGCAAGCCCAACGCTTGAGTGATGCTTTAGCTCTTGGTGCATCTCCCTTAGCGTGCTCTACTACCCCTGACATTCTTGCACAAAATGAATCTTTCCTAGCACCACCCTGAGGCTGAGGAGCCTTTAAATGGCTTCCAGTCTCACGGTTGTACTTAGCCCTACCTTTGGCTGTCAAACCTGCTCCACGCTCAACTGAGAGCTTCTCGCCACGTCCTACTGCTAATGATGGATTCTTTGCCATTACCAACATGGGCAAGACTGCCCACCCTTTTTAAGTTTTGCAGTCTTTGCTGACTCCTTAAAAGCCTTAGCTGTAGGAGCACCCTCAGAACCTACTTTACGCATCTTTTCACCAGAACCATGGGCGATACGTTCTTGTTTTGCATGAATATTGGCATAAAGTCCACCACCTTTAGCGAACTTCTTGCCCTCATCAGCCTTAGCAAATTCTTTTCCTACCTTCTGTGAGATGCCTACTTTCTTGGCAAACTTGGCTGAATGAGCTACGCCTTCCATGAGTCTGTGTTGAGCAGGTGATTTGCTAGGCATGATTATGCTACCTGACACATTGTTGCGATAATTGACGCAGTTGATGGAATTGCAGGGCTTGTCTGTGCTGAATAAAAAGGTACGCTCACATTTGTAGAGGTGGGCAACCAAATCAATTCAACGTATTGACCTGCTGTCAAAGTCAAATAGTAGTTCCAACCATAAATGGAATGGAAGGGGTCACCGGGGTTTTTCCTCGCAGGCAAACCAATAACACCTGATGAGCCTGCAAAATCAGTACCATTGATTCTTATCCACACATACACATCCTGTGGAGCAGTATCAAGGTTTTGTAATTGAGCACTAAATTGCAAGTTGTAAGTGCCATTTACAGGAACCGTCATCCTTGTTGATGACGCTAAAGTAATTCCACCAGAAAAATCTGTTTGATTAAATGTAAAAGCAGTACCTGCAGTTGTTGACCCAGTTTGGCTTACTGTACTTTCCCATGCACCTGCATTTCCACGAGTGAATGCACTCATTGTGGATAGGGTAGCTTTTACGTTTGCGCCAGACTGAACAAGGGGGACTAATTCTGCACCTGTCAGCGTTGACGCTGATGGCATTGCTGAGATTTTTTGGTCAGCCATTATGATTGCTCCAATACAATTTTAGAAGAATCTTCCTGTAGTACATACCCAGTAGATTCCATGAGAATATATGATTTGGCTCCATTTGCCATACCGTAACGATCAACAACACCATCGTTGCCCACATCATCGCCCGGTATGCCCCCAATCACATTGGCCGCACTCGTGTGCAAAGCAAACCCATCAGCAGTATTTGCCTGATTCGCTACACCAGTGTATCCAACATACGCCATTACGCAATTCCTGCCTGAATCAGATTCAAGGTAGCACTGAATGTACCTGTACCTGAATTGATCAGCAACTTAATCCCAGTCACTGGAAAGGCATAGTTACCATCTTGGTTATCTGTCTTGCTTGCGATTGTTGGGTGTGAGTACCATGTGGTAAATCCAACAGCAGGGTCATCAAATGTGTGCTGAACAGTATAGTTAACTGTACCAGTCACAACAACACCAAAGCCTACATTGAAAGGCGTTGTATTAGTATTCATCACCAAAGCAGAACTGGAGCCAGTACTTGTCTTTGAAACGGTTTGCACTTTCATGCTTTTCTCCAATGAAGAGTGGGAGCCTTAGCCCCCACCTTGCTTAACAATGTTTAACGCTTCCACCACGCTTTTTAGCAGGTGTTACTGTTACCGATTCTTTGCTCTTGGTAACACTGCCTGCAGGCTTGATCTCGCCCATACCAGTAAGGTTCTTAACTCCTTGGTATATTCTTGAAGGAATATTTCTAAGGTACTTAGCCATATCCATATCTTCGTTGTATACACCTTGCAGAGTCTTGTCATAGGCACCCTTAGATAAGTCTTCAGTAGAAGAACCACCTTCAGCGTGCTTATGAACCTTGCCACCTCTTTTGAAGGTTCCAGACAATTCATTGATATGAACTGCTCTGGAGGCAGGCTTGTTAGCTTGGGGCATTACCACGGCGTGACCAGTGCGATTAACACTGCCCCCCGTGGCGAAGTGCTTTTTTAAGGCACCACCTTTCTTGTAGCCACCTGCGTTGGACTCCTTGACTTCACCAGTAGTTGTATTGGTTTTGCCTTTAGGAGTGCCTCTCACGTTGCCAATAGCGTATTCCATCTCATTACCTTCGATGGCACCACCAACATTGTAAGCACGAGTCTTACCACCACGCTTGTAGCCACCTGCATTAGACATCTTAACGCCACCAGTACCATGAGCAGTATCACGCTTGGCTTGATGAACTTGAGTCTTTGCATAATCACGTTCATTTCCCTCAATCGTGCCACCCATGACAATGCGACCCTTGTCAGCCTTTTTGTCAGTGTCAGAAGGAATTGCACCACCAGTTGCCTTGTGATGAACTTTTCCACCCTTCTTGTAACCACCTGCATTGCCTTCACGGACAGCACCAGTACCATGTACTTTGTCCTTTTTGGCTTGATGCATCTTGGTTTTCTCGTAAGGCTTCTCATTGCCCTCGATGGTAGTCATGGTTTCAAACTTATCCATCTTTTTGGCTGATGCCTCACCACCTGCCTTGAGACCCTTATGAGCTTTACCTGCTTTCATTGATTCATGGTGCTTGAGTTCTTTCTCAATCTTGCCCATTTTCTTCATTTCAGCTTTGTGCTCTTTGGGAGACTCCATCTCTCCACCCTTCTTCATTACTGGAGTGGGCATAGAAGTAGGCATTGCTGACATGGCTCTACGTCTCATAGCCATTGCAGGCTTCTTAGGAGCTACGCCTGTCATTGCAGGAGTAACGCCACGAGGAACGATAGCACCTGCTATGCCACCATCAAAATGGTGCTCCATAGACTTGTGACCATGCTCAGACTTCTTCTTCATGGAGACGTGACCACCTTTTTTGAGCTTCAGTTCGACTGAAGGCTCAGTGGTCTCCATTTTGATCATTGGTTTAAATTGACCCATGTTCGCCTCCTATTAGGATACTAAGTTTTGGTTAACACCAAGAGCACCAACACGAGTAGCGTTAGGGCCAACAGCGATACCGGGCAATGCGATAGTCATCACTAAACGCTTAACACCATCAGATGCTGTTGTTGGAGTAAATGTACCTCTGACATCACCAGTAGTGGTGGTTGCAGGGCTAGTCATGTCTGCAGGAGTGAAAGTACCTGCGTTTTGGAGCAATGTGTTGTTCCAACCCACTTTAACTACATAACCTGCATCAAAGCAACGCACTGGCAAACCTAGGACATCAGTTGTTCCTACCAAGCAAGCAGTTGCAGAACCTGCAATTGTTACTCCAGAAATCTGATAGAAGGCTTTCTTGCCGGGTACTGCCGTGCCGGGCGTCACCACTGTGATCAATTCACTCATTGGCTGACCAAAGTAGTCATAACCAGTCACTGTGAATGCACGAGCAGTTGTTGAGCAGTTAACTTGAACAGCACGAGGTGTATTCAATTGAACTACGTTTTGACCATATGTATTGGTAATGTACTTGCTTGAAGTACCTGCTGTGTTTAATGTCAAAGCACCTGCACCAGATGCAGTTTGTGATGCAACGATGTTGTTGGTTTGCAATGTTTGGGGTACGCAATCCCATACATAGACACGACCCAATGGGCCAACGCCTAAGTCCATAGGAGATGGATCACCTAAGTTACCATCACCAGAGGCTGTGATTGTGATTGAACCAGTTGCTGAAGAAGAAGCACTTAAAGTATAAGTACCTGTTCCACCTGAACCAGTTACGAATGCTGTGATGTAAGAACCTGCTGTAATGCCAGTTCCACTTACATATTGACCAAGTACTAAAGGCTCTCCAGATTGGATAGCAGTTACGGTCATTGTTGTTGAAGTTACAGAGCCAGTTACTACTGATTCTGTTTGAGTTAGGCCAGTACCCATGTAGGTTACTGCAGGGCCTAAGAATAGATCATCTGAAAATTGAGGCATTTTGTCTTCTCCTTGAAAAGCTTGACAAA